TGAAGCGGAAACAGTACATGGTGTTATTGGGTTATGGATTGGAGCGTGCTGTTAGGAAGGCGTGCGGGCCAGTAGGCGAGGCGGCGAATGGTGCCGTTGAGATGCCCAGCCGCGTCAGATCGATATCCAATGCTTACCCTGTTTACTGTTGGCGCCGTGCCAACTCCATTTGTTTTCGGCGCGCCTCCATTGAGTGTCCACGCAAAGTCGTTGATCCTATAAGCATAGGCATTCTTTGCAGAGTCGGAAAGACTGTTGCTAGTTAATGCGTTAACTTGGCTCAATCCGCCAGTATTGACAAACGCAAGAAGCTGATTGGTCACGTAAGCAAGGTCTTGTCTGTTGCTCCCAGTACCATCACTTATTTGCAGGATGCGGCCACCATTAAAGTCTGCTGTAGGAGTCTCAGCAAACACCGTCCCCTCATCCTGCCGATACCACGAACTAAAAGCCGTCCCCGTGATACTCGCCACGTCAGCACTGCGGGTGGCGGCTGCGGTGGTGGTGGGGATGTAGCTGGTGGGGAAGGAACCGGCTTCTAACTGGGCGCCCCAGAAAACAAAACCAGGGACAACGCCTACAAGCTCAACACGAGCGCCAGGTATTGCTCCATTTGTGGTTCCACTAATAGAAAACCGTTTCCACATTGTCGTAGCTACTGGGCTTGTGTCACTTGTTATAACTGTGTCTGACTGGGCGTTTTTTAACTGAATTTGAAATGCAGCCGTTCCTGACGTAACGCGGCAGTAAAAGCTAAAAGTGTAAAGAGCGTTAGCAATTCCCATGTAATCTTCAAGAGTTCTTGGAGTGGCAGCGGTCTGGCGTGATCCTGTCGTTGTGCCATCTGGCGCTACTTGGTCAACTGTATAGGCGGCAGGCACTGCACCGGACGTTGGCTGATAGGTGGCTGAGTTCAAGCGCAAATTCGTCCTCTGCTCCTCCACCAACAGTCCCAAGCTTTCGCCTGTGGTGGGGTTATGGTCGAACCTAGGTGCGTCCGTCAGTGCCGTCTGAATCACGCCCTCGCTATCCACATACGTGCCGCTGCTGGCGCGGGTGAAGGTGACCAGCGATGCGCCAGTGACCGAGTCCGTCAGGCTCTTGTTTTCCGCAAACCGCAGGTCAAGCGTCGGCACTGCGCGGGCTTTGCGCCATAGTTCATTCTTGGCCCACCCAGGAACGGCCACTGCAGCACGGAGACTGGGAATTACAACGCTCATGCCGTCACCTCTCCTGACAAAAGATACTCTTCTGTGCCAATCTTAATAATACTAGCAACGGCATATTGATAAGCAGTTTTCGTAGAACTTAATGCGCTTCTAATAGTCACGCCACTAGCACCAGAAATTGTCACTTGCCCACTTGCTGTGGTTTGCACTAATAAGCAACTAAAGCCATCTGTTAGGCCTGATGGCACAGTAGTCGTAATGCCAGAACTAGCAGTGAACAGGGTCAAGCGATTGTTATTAATGGAACCAAGACTATACGACGTACCAGGGAATGTTAATGCAGATGCAGCAATTCCTGCGGGCCCTTGCACGCCAGGCACTGCAAGCACAATAGAAGTTTCCAGATCATCAACAATTGCTAGCTGAACAGTGCTCATATCAGTTCCTTGAGAAAGTGCGTTGAACAGTGGCAATGCCAGTCAACCAGTAGTAACGATCACCGCCGCTAGAAGTAAAGCTCACATCATAATTGTAACGCCCCTCAGCAATACCAGAAGACACTGAAGGAGCAAGTGTCATTAACACTGCGCCATCTTCAGGCGTGGGAGAAGTGCAAACAAAAGTGGCCACTTGCGCATTATCCAAAATGCCAGTGATGTCAGCATCAATGGTATAGCCAGAAAGATTGACAGGATTGGCCACATAATACTGTCCAGAAGCAATGCCACTCACGCTAAGCTCCGAACCACTAATGGTACTTGCCACCTTAAAAGCATCACCAGCCAGCCCAGAAGCAATGACAAAATACACTGAATTAAGACCTAGTCCGCAAGGCACTGTTGCTCCAGAATCCGTGGTAAATACCACTTTGTCTCCAGCCAGCAGCGAATGACAAGGCTTAATAAAAGTGGCAGCCCCAGAAACAACAGTTACGCTTGTAAGCGCTTGACGATTTTCGGTGGCTCGTAATGATGCTCGCCAAGTGGAATTTTGCAGAATGACGGTATCGTAAGAAGCAGGATAGATCATAAACCAGCCTCCAACGTAGCCACACGAATTTCATAAGTGGTGCCACTAGCAGGCGTATATGCTCCTCGCGTTTCAAGCTCAGCCAAAACACTGGATTGTCCACTAGCGAGCTTCAACTGCCTACCCACGTATTCTGCTTGAGAATATAGCGTGCTACCAAAATCTTGAGGAGTGGGAAGTTCTGCATAACCCATGTACGATGCCACTTCTCCACTTTGTAAATCAAAAGCAGCATTATCTGCAATGCCACTTGGTGAAGCACTATAAAAATGAAGCCTAAATGCGCCCATGCCTGCTGGCACACTAGATGCACCAATAGAAAGGGAAATATTCTGCACCAGCACATGGCCACCGCTAGGGCCAATGCCACTAAGCGTGTGAATGGCAGAGCCAGAAGCGCCCACCACGTCTCCAGCGCCATAAGCAGTGGTATCACCAGGGCGAACAAAAGAAACTATGGAACGATATGCTTTGCCATCAACAGTCACTGAAGAGCCTTCAACATCTCCTCCTAGCAGGAAGGCTTCATATTGCTCCCCCCCAACAATCCTTTGGGCCATGGTTTACAAGCGCTTATTCTTTTATCTTAATGGAAAAAATGCAAAAGACGCTAAGCCCTGACGACGAGCTTCATAAATTCCACTTCAATGGGATCAGCCTTGCTTTTATTCTGCACAATGAAAAAGATGCGGTCATCACTGGCTAATTGCACAAGAGCTTGAATGGCTCCTGATTGTGGTTGGCTTGAAGCAGACCCTGCATTTGTATAGATTTCACTTTCAGAAATTCGATCAGCATCAGCATCTAATGGAGAATCCGCGTCTCTATTGATGCCAATGTAAAAGCCGCAAGTATTTTGGCTTCCTGCATAAAAGCTAAAAGTGGCAATGGCATGGAATCTACCATTGGTTCCTTTATATTTCAGCGAATTGGTAAGGGCATCTTTTTCAAAATTTACTAAAGAGCTCGTCAGCATACTGCCTGATACCACTGCGCGTCCATTTACAGTTGCAATGGGAGTGGGAATAGTATTAGCTTTCAAATAGATGACGCCTGAATCTTCACTACGAGGAGACCCTTGAGAGCCAGGTGCTGTGAGAAGCACTTGCGCATCATTGCTGGCCACGCTGACAATGCTATTGTCTTCAACAATGACAACTGTGCTTTCTTGTGTTTGTACAGTAACTGCTGTCATTATGGCTTACAAGAAAGACCAGGGTTCCAAAATGCAGTACCTTCCAAAAGGTAGAATTTATCGCCTGCAGCAGTGGTGACCAGTAAATCATACTGGCCTTGTTCAGTGACGCCGCTTGTAACAGCATGAGTGAGGCGCATTTTGAACATACCACTTGGTTGACTTGTCCATGGAGTGGAGAAAGTGGCAAGTTTAGTTGTACCAGTTTTATTCCATAGCGTGGCATTAAGAGTATAGCCACTCATATTGATGGGCGTACCAGTAGGATCTTTATATTGCACTGGCAGTTCAAACGTGGCGCCTTGATGCAAAGTTATGTCATAACGTCCTGGCTCTACCACGGCTTCACTTTGTCATTTCTTTTCCATGGTAGCAATAAGCAGCACCATATTCGTCAGCAATGGTGGTCATTGCATCAACGGCATTAGACGGGGCATAGCCACAAGCCATCATAAATTGATAGAACGCTCGTACCACTGCCATGGCATCATCGTTGCTGCAAGTGTGATTGATTTCCTGGTAGGAACAATAGCCGCCAACGGGGCGTTCATCAGAGAAACGATGGGAAAAGGAAATGGTATTGACAAAAGCCATGGGAAGAAAACGAGGCTTTCGTAGGGTAGCTGCTTAAGAGCTAAGTGTCAACCACGGCCTTGCCCGCGCGTTTTCTTTTTGCCTCGTCGTCGAGGGCGTGAATGTTGGCCTTGTCCAATGGACGTAAGCTTTGGCGCTGCTGGCGTGTGCTCGCGCTTTAATGCTGCGCTGCCACCTCGTGTTTTTACTGCCATGAGAAAATACTAGATCAAGCTTCCAAGGCAACAATGCGAGCCTCTAGGGCTTCAATCTTAGCAATAGCTTCTTGCAGCGCGGCAGTTAGCACTGCCGTTAAATTGCCTTCTGCAATGCCAAAGAACTCCTCCTCCGGTGCCAGTTCATTACCATCGGCATCTTCTACAGCAGGACGCACGTTTTGCTTGATAACGCTGCCCAGCCATGGCTTATCAGCAAGCACTGCCTGCACTTCTTGGGCAATAAAGCCAACTTGCTTTCCATTGGGGAAGTTGTGCCCTTCCCGCACCAACACGCTCTTACCCTCTTCGTCAATGCGCGTGATGTCTTGCTGTGGTTTCCAATCAAAAGAAACTGGTCGCAAAGCACTAATAAGATCAATGCAGCCATTGAGTGTGGCAACATTTTCTTTATAACGCCCGTCAGAAGTGGCAACAGTGGCGCTGGTAGCAAAAATTTGGCTATTAACTTGGAGCTTGTAAGCGCCATTATTAGCGGTGTAACCAATCAACAAGTTTTGCTCATTATTGATACGCATTGCTTCTATAGGCAAAGAGGCGCCATCGGGCGTAGTTACAAATACCAACCTCCCAGGCATATCATCAACACCAGGCGTACCTTGAATATCTGCATATATTCCTGCAGAGACGACCCATTTAGCACCATCATAACCAGAAAAACTAATAAATCCAATACTGTCATTATTGTTGACAATAACAGGCAAAGCCTTGGTGCCTCGTGCTTTTTGAAGAGACAGTCCGGTAGGGACAGCGTCATCTGAAAATCTAGAAAAAGCTGATCCAACTACATCATCGCTACTACCTTCTACTTGTAATTGAGCTGAGTAAACAAGGGGTCCTGCTTGGCTTGAACGACTAGTGTCTGTACCTATTAAAAGTCTTCCGATAGAATCAACTCTTATCCGCTCACTGCCACTAGTCTCAACCGAAACAGCATCTGCCGCTGGAAATCTAATGGCAGTGTTTGTATCGCCAGCGTGGATAATTTTATCAGGAATAGTTAAATCACCATCCAGAACTGTTGCGCCAGTTACGTCCAGCGTGCCAGGGACGTCCACGTTGCTGGTCCATTCAACGCCAGTACCAGCCGCGTCAGTTTGTAGCAGTTGTCGTGCAGCGCCATCAGCAAGTTTTGATACTGCAATTCCAGCACTTGCGCTGATGTCAGCATCAACGATGGTGCCGTTAGCAATCATCGCGCTCGTAACAGTGCCACTGTCGCCAGTAGTAACAACGTTGCCAGTTACGTTGGGGAAAGTGATGGTGCGATCAGCAGTGGGATTGACAACGGCAATTGTGGTTTCAAAGCCATCGTCGCTACTTCCCTCAAAGCTCAAGCTTCCAGCAGGGCCAATTTCTAACGCTCCAGTGACTCTTCCTCCGCTTTTGGGCAATGCAGCATTGGCAAGGTCATAAGCCGTCTTTACGGCAGTGGCAGAGGCAATGGTGGTGGAACTAGTGGTGGAAGTGGAATCACTAACTTTGCTTTGCAAGCCAGACGGCGTGACAGCGCGAATTGTGTCAGTGCCAGTTTGTGTTTCTGCATTAGTGGCAAGCTCAACTAAGCCAGCAACAGTAGTAGTGCCAGAAGGCGTGAGATTGACAAAAGCAGAGCCCGTGAAGTAATTCAGCCCGTTAATAGTCGTACCATTATTCACCCATAGTTCGCCCAAGGAATTGCCGGCGCTTCCTGCTGGCAACACATTTGGAGCACTTGCCCCCACGTGCGCAGGGCCCACTTTCACGACAGTGCCAGCACTATCCTTGAAAAATACGCCAGGAGTGCCAGAAGCAGTATTGATGCCTAGTTGTCCATCTGCCAGCCCAGAAGCAGTGGGGCGCTTATTTGCAGTGGATGAACGAAGATGCTTAACAGTGGATGCCATGGAGAAGAATTCCTAAGTGCTCAGCTCATCAAGAGGAGCGATTAACTTGTCACATTCTAAAGCTAATAATACTCGCCTTCATCTATCACGCCATTGGAAGAATTCAAAATATGGTCAACGTTGTCCCATGTTGTGTAGTAAAAGGCTCTTGCCGTCTTGACTAAGATTTGTCCTTCGTCACCATAAGGAGGCACTTCCTTTCCTGCGTAGACAAAACGCTGCGCTTGGTGGGCCATTTATTTTTCCCCATTGTTTTTAAGCATAAGTGCCGTCATCTATGATGCCAAGTGTCATGATGCCAGTGCCCGATGCCACCACTACTTCCGTGGACGCGCGGACAATGCCCGCCGTGGAATCATTGGCAATTTGCACCTTTGGCCATACGCTTTCATTGAAATCCTCCTGGGAAGCAATACCAGAAGCTGCGGGAGACAAGCTTGCGCCTGCTACGAGCACGTCTTGATCACTAACGCCCGCCACTGCACTAGACAAGCTAATTTTTGTCCAAGACGCGCCGATGCCTTCAGACAACACCCAGTTGCCAATGGCAAGAGGCTCTGTTGGAGCAGGAGCCGTACCTGTGCCACTAGCAGTGACGATTAAATAGATGCCATTATTACTGGTACTAGGCGATGACAGACCTTGGCCAATGGTTAGCCCCGCTTCAATGCCATAGTTGTTAATACTTTCAACAGTATTTCCAGAAGCGTTGTAAGTGCCACCAAAGCGCAAGTTGATTTGCGCGGGAGAGCCATAGCCAAGGTTCAACCAGTAGCCATTTGGCGTGGGAGTAACTTCCCCCACCCATATATAGGCAGCGCGATCATTTGGATTGATCCACCACTGCCCAGCAAATTCAGGAATGGGAGCACTTTCGCTTACTTGTGCAATGCCATAGTCTGCAAGTTGAGAAGCAGTGACGCTATTTTCTGCCAAGAAAGAGCTGCCAAAACTGCCAGTAGTAATTTTGCTGGCATCTAAGTCAGGAATGTCAGAAGCTTGCAAGGTTGCGAAGGCGCTAACAACGTGCCCTTGTTCATCAATGGTCACGGCTCCTGCATACAAGCCAGGAACCGTTGAATTGCTATGGTTAAGCGTACCAGCGCCATCAACGGCTAAGCCCGTGCCAGGCTCCACTGCCCCTACTGTGCCGTCAGTGGCAACAGGCAAGTCGGAGGGAACAATGGCGCGGAAAGTGGGCGCAGAAGCAACGCCTGATGATGGTCCAGAAAAGAAGCTATTGGCAGTTTGATCTTCAAGCGTGGTGGTGACAGTTGCCGAATAATTATCTGGATAAGAAACGGCAAAAGTAATGGGAGTGGAATCAACAAAATCAATCGTTGATAAAGCAGCTATGCGTTCCCAAGAATCACCATCCCACACATAAACAAAATTAGTGGCTGTGTCTTGATATTGTTGACCAATAAATGCACCAGCGGTGATGGGCGCACCAAGGGCAACAATGGTGGAAGAATTATCTGCTAGTTTGCTTGCCGTAACACCGCTTGTGGCAATTTTATTTACAGTGACGGCGCCATCAGCAATCACTGCCTCTACAACACTTCCGTCTCCATAGTTATCAAAAGTGAGCGAACCAGACAAGATGTTGGCGCCTGATACCACTGCAGCGCTAATATCTCCAGAAGAAACCGTGCTTTTAGTGGACAAAGTGCCTAGTTCAAGAACAGTGCGGGCATCGGACGCGCTATTGCCACTCGCTAAGAAGTCTCTTGAATAGGAGGGCAATGGAGAAGTGGCATAAGTGTCGGCGCCCGTTAGATAGAGAAGCTGATCTGCGGCAGTTGTTAGACCAGCAATGGACAAGAGGCCAGCATCATAAGCTTGAACATTGGTGCCAATGGCTAGCCCAAGATTAGTGCGAGCGTCTGCTGCAGTGGAAGCTCCCGTGCCGCCTTCTGTAATAGCAAGATCAGTGATGCCTGAAATGGTGCCGCCAGAAATAGCCACGCTTCCTGCATCTTGCACTGCCAGAGTACCAAGACCAAGAGTGGCTCTCACTTCAGCGGCAGTGGTTCCAGAGGCTATTGAACGAGCAAAGGAAGTGAAAGGCGTGGAAGCAACTACGCCTGATGCGCTTGCATAAATGATTTCATCGGCTTCATCGAATTGCGCCGCTACGCCAGACAGAACGGCGCTATAAGCTTGGATGTCAGTGCCAATAGCAAGACCAAGACTTGTTCTTGCCCCTGAAGCCGTGGATGCGCCCGTGCCGCCATCAGCAATAGCAATGTCCGTGATGCCACTTATTGTTCCGCCGCTAATTGTTGCATCGCCAGTGACAAGCACAATGCCACTGACAGTGCCCCCAGAGATGGCCACACTGTCTGCATCTTGGGAAGACAACGTGCCAAGCGTTGGAAGCCCGCTGAGGCTCGCATAGGTGCCGCTAGTGGCCACTGGAGCCAAGCCAGTCACCCCACTCACATTAATGACAATGGGAACGCCAGAAGCACTGGTGATCAGTCCTTTCGCATTGACAATAAATTGTGCAACAGTATCTGCTCCTCCATACACTCCTGAAGCAACGCCCGTATCAGCAAATGCCGTGGCAGCAAGCTTTGTCGTGGAGGATTGATTGAGTTTGATTAAATCAATAAAGCTACTAGGGGCACCACTAATGCCCACCTCCAGTAAACTGCTAACTTTGATTTGTTTGGTTTCAGCCGCGCTAATATCTACAATGGGCAGTACGTCTGCCTGTGAGAGATCAACAGAAAGTTCGTTAAGTTCAGAAATGCGAACGGTCATAATTAGTTAATCTCCAGCAGGGTACCTAGTTCGTCTAAAGTGCTTTCATTACCAATGTTAACGTTGGCTTCAGTGGTAATTTCAACAGGGCTGTTGCCTGTTCTAAATTCAAACTGACCAGTGGTAACAAAATCAAAGCTACAGTCCACGATGGCATCACTTTGCACTGTTAAAGCAGACTTGGTAATCATTGCCCTCACTTGATAATAGGCGCTTTCAAGAGATGTGTAACCCCTTGGTGGACTGGACGATGGGGCAAGCAAATAGAATTTTCCTTCAAACTGACTGCCAATTTCTACTTTTTGAATGAGATCGGCTAGGGCGGCAGGAATTTCTTGGCCCGTGACATTCTTAAATTCAAACAAGCAATCAACAGTGCCGCTGCCACTAATGGCACTAGCTGACATGCCTCGATAGCGATCTCCCAGAGAAGTGATGTCAACGCTTTCTCTGTCCGTGGAAATGGTAAAGCCTTCTACGCGCCCAAGAGTATTGTAGGCGCCAGGAAGCAGCGTAACTGTAACTGGCCATGGCGGATCGCCTGCCGTTTTGTTTAGTGGAACCGCTAGATAGCGTGCATTGGGGTTGGCGATGGCATCCGCAAAATTTCTATACATGCGAATGGCGCCCATCGTATCTACATTGGCAAAGAATTCTAACGGCCCAACGGAAGCCCCTGGGTTGTCAATGTATTGAGAGTTGGCAGCATTAGTAAAGAAGCGAAATGGTAGCCCGCGACTGTCAGTGGTGGCAATGCGCACTCTGTCGCCAGTGGTAATTGTTGCCCATGGAATGTCTTCGCCTTCTTTCGTGGAGAAAGCAAAGCGTTTGCGGCTAAAGCTAATGTCTTGAGCCCGAATTTCTAGATCAAGCTTAAAAGGCCCGCCAAGCCTCTTAAGCTCAATGCTTCCATAATGGCCCGCGAATACTGTCACAGAAGCACTTTGCCTGCATTAAATGGCCTGTCAATTAGCGCACCATCTACAGTGAAGGAAGTGTCAATAGTCACCACTTCTCCATAGTTCACTCCTACGCTCGCGCTAGTAATGTAGGCATTAAACATAAAATTAGTTTTCCACAGAGCCTGTCCTCCAACTTGTCCGGAAGTGCCAGAAGTAGAACCATCCACTGCCAAGTTCATGATCACGCGAGGAGGAATGCCCCTCGGAAATAGCAAGTCCATTAGTTCAAAAGTGTCCTTTTGGCGATTAATCGCATTATTGGTAATGTCATCCTCATAAAACATTAGAGTGGCGCTACCTTCTCCAGAAGTGACAGAAGGGCTAAAGTTTTTATTGGTGTCGCCAAGGGAAGTGGTTTCTACCACTTCACTATTGCTTGTAAGGGACCAGCTACGAATTTTAGCAATGCGATATGAGTCGTCTAGGATTTCACGCTCATTATCCACGCCGCGAGTGGCAGTGGTGGAAATACCAAAATTGCCAGTCACGTCAATAATATTTGACCCACTGCGATAAGCAAGTCGTACCACGTCCCCTGCTTGATAATTAGTGCCACCTCCTATGACAGTGAAGACACAGCTCCTAGACGAGGCAGTAGGTGAAACAGTAGAGCCAGCACGCATCACGGCGCTGCGTCCATCTCCCGCAACATTGCGAACAAAATATGAGCCATTTTGCACCACTGATTGCCCTGCCAGTACATCAAGAGTGAAGGTGCCCTGAATGCCAGCAGCTAAAGAACGTGCCAAGTAAATGCGGCCATTATTGCCAGTGTAAATCATTGCGACAAAGCGTTTGTCTTTATTCTAAGCATTTTAATGGCAACAGGCTATTGTTGCTCCCTTTTTCCGTCAATGAGAAATAGCCCTGAGACAAATTCCCCAAGTCCTCTAGAAATTAAAGACAGACCATCAGCGTCAGTGCCATGCTCCACTCCCTTAATCGTCACTTCCCCTTCCTCATCCATTGATACCTCCGTCACGCGAAATACTCGCTTGTTTTGCCTCACTTGACCCAGTACAAACACATGGTCCTTAAAGCCACGCAAGCCAACAGACGCACCATTGACTATTGGTTCTGCCTGTCTATAAACAGTTCTGTTTTCAATCATCACTGGGTTATAGAGCAGCATTTGATAGGAGCCGTTTCTAATGGCTTCTCCAAATGGTAAATTCAGCTTACCCCCCTCGCCAATCGTGCCAGTTTGAATGCGATTCCACTGGTTTTGCGCAAATTCCACATAGATGTAAGAGCCTGGTGCAACAAAACTATCCGTGGGAAAAGTTTTGAATTCAATGGAGCGGCGAGAATGACGGCGTATTTGACAGAGATATTTGCCTATTAAAATAGCTTGCGCTCGTCTCGTGACAAAAGCAGAAGCATCTACTGTTTCACGAAAAGCGTTGCTTTCATTCACTCCATTGAGAGCCACGTCTACGCTATTCTTGCGCGGAAAAGCGCCTTCGCGCTCATTGTCTCTGTAAATAACAGTTGTAATCACATCTTCTGTGTTGATGCCATAGTCGACAAATTCTTCCTTGTAGCTATCTTCAAGAATATTGCCGGGGTTGAACAACGCACTAATTTGAATGGTCCTGCTAATGGTTCCATTGCCCCTGTTGTACGGCACGGCTGGAACTAGCGATTCTTTTCCATCTTGCTTGGCAAGTTCAAGCAAGCTAAAGCCAGCCTTTTCAGCCCAGAATTGCCGCCAAGAAGTGGCTTCTGCAACTATGCCATCCATAAACAAGCGATTTCTTTCGCAGAATTTCTTGCTTCGTGCAAGTTGTTCTAGGTCAATGGAGAATAAATCACCAGCATATTTACCAATGCCATCGTTTGCATCAAGCGCAGTGTCAATGAAAATATCAGGAGCAGTGTTTGCATAGCCATTGGGCGATGGAGAAAGATATTGATAGCCTGGCTGTCCCCATTGAATGCCATTGATGGTTCCAGAGGTGCGCAATAATCGCGAACGCCTTCCTAGCTCAACAAAGGCCGTCAATGAGCGTAAGTCTTGCACATTACGCCCTGAATACATATTGAAGCCCAAAAGTGAAATGTCTTGATACAAGCCAGGAAAGTTTGTAGCCGATTCTCGAATTTGTTCCGTTACTGCCGTAATAGTAAATTCTGGCCCGCCATCAAAAGACATTTGATATTGCGCGTCAGAAGATTGACTAAACAGATCGTATTGATTTGTAAATCTTGGTCCTGTGTTGTCAGGGGGAAAATAATTCCCACTTCCGCGAACGTTGCCCGTAAAAAAGATGCCTGCATTACCAGGCAGATCAATACGCCGTATTGAGCCTGAATTTTCTAAATAAAAGAAAAGAATGCCCTGCCTTGCCAATGGGTGGGTTCTGAATTCCGCAAGACTATCGTGTACGGGTTCAATTTCAAACTGCCAATGTTCTGCCGTGCTCAAGCCTTGCAAACCTGAATCAAAACGAAAATAAACAAAATTGTCCACTTCTGCTGCGCGGCTGACAACAAAAATGCCAGGAACAAAAGTGAACCCGCCCGTGCTTTTAGCTTTCTTGTATTTAACGAGGAACATTGCACTTCTTTTCTTGATGCCATTGTCGCTATCACGAAAAGGAGCGGAAAAACGACCGCTTCCATAAGTGCTTTGTCGTCCAGAAATGCGTCGCCATACTTGCCCCTTAATAGCAAAATCAACCATGTGGCATGGCGAAAGAGTTTCATACTTAGCCACCTCTACTTTTACCAATGCCTTAATGTAAAAAACATTGTCGTAAAAATTTTGGATGATGACGCTGTAAGGGCAACTAGGGGCTGCTCCACTTTGCGTGCATACCAAATCAATTGCCATATCTTCCTGTTCCGTAGAGCCAGTATTAATGCGAACGACAGAAAATTTTGCGGCGCCAAGTTTCATAACACCTGCATTATCAAAAGCAGACGAAATGACGCGTCTTGATTCTGCGGCTTCTTCGCTTGCAATGTCTCCATATTCTTTGTATGTCCTCTCCACTGTCACCCTCATGCCCTCTCCTTGGCTGATCCACTCGCCAGCACTTCCAGGATTATTATTTCCCCATCGAGCCAGATCCCACACTCTAATTTGATTCAGGGCTCGCAAATGCTCTCCCCGCTCATTCCTCACTTCAATGAGCACATTGATGGGCACAGGAGCATAAGCACCAAAGTTGCTAGAAGTGGCTGGTGAAATGGCATGACTAAAACCATCAGTCATAGCAGAAGCACTACCACGAGCAAACACGCGGTATACATTGTCCCCGCCAGAACCAAAAGCCCCTGGATCCGTCTGCCCCTGTCCGCCGGCTCGTAATTGATTTTTTCTAATGGCGCCAGTACCATTGTTTTGAAAATAAAGCCAATAATTTTGGGAAGTGAGGTCGCGAATAGGCGTTTGCCCAAACGCCGTGCGACTGTAATCAATTTGTCCAACGCCTCCTGCCCCTAGTACAAAGAGCATTTGTATATATTGACTGCTGCCAAAGCTTTTCATGGCAGACCAAATAAGAGCAGTGTTTACTCTTACGCCGCCCTGGCCATTAACTTGCTTGTTTGTATAGATTAAATTGACGGGATCTCCATAGGTGGCTAGCTGCTGAGTGCTATTGAAGCCAGAACGAGGAGCAAATATATCGTCTCTAGTGCGCTTTTGCCCGGATTCTTCTTCTGGCCTAGCGAGCAATGCTGCCACCACTTGCAAGATGGTGCCGACAATGGTGAGGATGATTGCCGTCACCCCAAAATCATTTCTTGCATCAAAAATGGTGCCTTCTTTAATATCTTCATAAACATGCTGTTGCGCAACGAAGTCTAAATAGTCTTCTTTTGTAATGCCGAGGGCTTCAATGAGCTGATGCTCATATGGCATGAGCTTGCGTTCATTTGTCATCAATCAGCCCAATAGAATCTTCCATTCGCCACTTTAGCGAATGGCAAAGCAATAACTCTCTGGGATGGTCCAATCAGCAAGGCGCTTTCGCTGTCAATTACTGCCGCCAGGGCCAAGCCCGTTGCATTTGCTCCCATCGTCCTAAAAATGGCACCATCACGAGCATGGTCAATGCGCTGTCCATGGTCCCAGAACCAGCGCAAAATCTGTCTTCCTCCCACGCCTTCATGACCATAAGCTTCATACACCCATTGAAAATCAGGGTAGAAATCATGCAAGCCAAAGCGCTTTCTCACTTCCATCACCAAAGCAAAACAGTCCGTAAAGCCACTGCCATCTGATGGATGAGCGCCCCATTTATATCCAAGGCCGATTAAATCATTAAAAACAATCATGGCTTATTGCAAGCGTAGGTCAGCATTCAATGGGACAATACCAATTAAATTGCGCGATAAGGAACGAGCAGGAAATCTGCCAGTCACGCTATCCATGGCGCTTTTGAAGCGAAGTTCAATGGTGGTTTCTGAAAATGATGCGCCAATGCCTAGGAAACGCTCTGCAATGCTTTTTGTTTCCCCATCGTTTTCATTAAGCCAAGCAGTGGTGAGCTCCAAGCGGCTAAGCCTGTTCCCATTGCCTTGTTCTACTAAGCGCAAAGCCACTTCCACATTAGGAAACAAAGCTTGCACTAAAGCATTATCCCCGCCAAGATTGGACGACGTGCCTTCCATTTTGAAAGGAGCAAAGTCAAAACGTTTGTTAGCGCGTCTAATTTGCTGATTGATGAAGAAATTTTGGTAGCGATGGACAACGGCGCCAGTGTCTCCTTTCTGCACAATACCATCAGCCTGGTCAATGTTTGCCAATGATCGAGCGGCTGCAACAGTGGTGAATGCAGTGAGTTCAAAGTATTGGACAATTTTCAGCGCCATTATTGATAGGCCAGTTCGCCAATTAGAGAAAAAGAAATAGTGTTCAAATCGGGCGGAATGCTTTGCACTTCAGGCGCTGCTTCATAAAACCACAATATGCCTTCTGGGCGTTGGATGCGTCCGGCTAGGTCGCTGTCCATGCCGGAGAGCACAGTGCTAGGAATGCGAAAGCCGTTTAATGGCCCGCCTTGTCCATGGTAATGATCAAAAATTACGGAAACAATGACATCGGAAACATTGGCAAATTCAAGCTGCAAGGAATAATTAAACGCTCTATTGCCAAATGCTCTTTTAAGCACTGCGCCAGAAATGCTACGGTAGCTTTTGATTGGGTATTCGCCAAACGAAAAGCTTCTGCTTGTAGGTTTAATTTCAATGCGAGAAGTGGCACTAGCGCGAGAAGGAAAGTCAGCCATGATTAACGAATGCCAACACGGCGACGAGCGGAAGGAGAATTTTGAAGCTTGTCCAAGGCTAACAAGGCACCACGAGAAGCACCATCACGAGTGGCTGATTTCCTAGTCTCTGCCATTGCCACCTCTAGCTGCGCTCTGTCCACATACTCCACTCCATTGATGGTTGTGCTCTGGAAGCTCATGGAAAGCATTGTAGGGGCAGCAGGAGCAGAGCCAGGAGTATTTAGAAGATCACGAGAAGAGCCGCCTCGCATTTGCACGGGAATGGAGCGCCCATCAGGAAGAGGAACAATGGCCTCGTTGTATTTGCCTTCGCCTACTAGACCAAGCGTAGGACCAGTGACAGTGCCACCGTTTGCAAAGGCTTGGAAGCCGCCTTTCCACACTGCACCATTGGCGGCCTTTTTCCCAGGGAAAAGACTGGCGAAGCCTCCAATGGCACCACCGACGCTCAGGAGGACAGAGCCAATGCCACCAAGCACATTAGCAGTGCCACCTTCTTTAATTTGACTGATGCCAGCAGCAATGCCCATAATGGCTCCTGCTGCAATACCGATGGCACTAACTGCCTTGCCAAGGCTTTCTTTCCATTTACCACCTTCTTCATTAGTGGTGTCAGTGGCCTTTGTAAGCGATTCTGAAAGCTGCGTATTAAAGGAATCGCCCCAGCTTCCTACGGCATCAGCAGAAGCCATGCTGGTATCAATGAATTGGCTCATATGAGAGCTGAAGCTACTAAGAGATTCCGTGGCTCCTCCCATTTGCTGCGAAATGGTGTCGAAAATGCCGCCAGTAAGATTACCGCCACCGCCGAAGACATTGGCCGCATCAAAAATGCCTCCTCCACCGCCGCCAAAAGCAGCAGACGTGGGAGACGCAGCTCCTGCTCCTTGCAATGCAGTAGTGAGATTGTTAATGGCCGTGGTGTTTGCATCAGTTGCCACGGTATTTCCTTCAATGCCAGTTTTTGCTTTTTCCTCTTCAGGCTTAAGCTCTTTTGGC